TTTAACACATCTATGGGATTCCCATGGAAAACTTCGAAGAAGAAATTTCTTGAACCACTTGCTGGTGTTGAGGGATTACCGGAAGCTAGAACATTTACCCAAGATATTTTAGACAGAATCCAAACAATCATAGTCAGATATAAGAGCGGTATGCGATGGATGCCTGTGTTTTGTGGAAATCTTAAGGATGAGGCCAAAGAAGAAGCCAAGATCATAGCCGGTAAAACACGTGTATTCACTGGAGGACCAGCAGATTGGTCTACTGTGGTGCGCATGTATCTGCTGTCTTTCGTACGAATTGTACAAACTAATACATTTGTATTTGAAGCTGGTCCGGGTACAGTGGCTCAATCCCTTGAGTGGGAAAAGATTCGTGAATATCTGACACAACATGGTGCCGACAGAATGGTTGCAGGCGATTACGGCAAATTTGACAAAAAGATGTTGCCTGACTTTGTTCTGGCTGCCTTCGAAATTATTATCGATATCCACAGACGTGCAGGGTGGTCCGAGGAGGATCTCCAGGTCATTCGGGGTATTGCCGAGGATGTAGCATATCCATTGACAGATTTTAATGGAGATCTCATCGAATTCTTCGGTACAAACCCATCGGGTCAACCACTCACTGTCATTATCAACAGTCTAGTGAACTGTCTTTATGTTAGATACTGTTATTATGAATTGAATCCTGCGAAGGAAGTAGAATCATTCAAAAAGAACGTTTCGCTTATGACCTACGGTGATGACAACACTTTTGGTGTTAGTCCACGGATCAATTGGTTTGATCACACTACATTGCAGACTGAATTAGCAAAAATCGGTGTGGAATATACCATGGCAGAGAAGACAGCTGCATCCATTCCATTCATCCATATTGATGACATTTCATTTCTCAAACGAAAGTGGAGATGGGATATGGATATTGATGCTTATGTGTGTCCTCTGGAGGAAATGTCAATTCGAAAAATGTTGTGCGTTTGGCTACCTTCAAAGACTGTTGTCCCAGAATTTCAAATGTGTTCAGTTATTGAGAGCGCCATGAATGAATTTTTCTTTTATGGTAAGGCTAGATTTGAGATGGAACGAAATTTCTTTGTCCAATTGTGTGAAGATCCTGCAATTAAACCCTGGGTTCGAAATTCAACACTCCCTACATGGGATGAGTTGTACCAGAGGTTTTGGAAAAATTCTGCACATGTGCGCATTGAGCGCAAACTATCGGTTAAGACCAATTCCGTGATTGAAGAAATTCTTTCTAAAAAGAGCCAGTGCGTTAGTTATTCTGTAGAACCAGTTTGGGAGCTGGATTTCTAAGTGTGGACGCGTAGCTATCTGTGAGGCCTAGTTCTCATTCTCTATTTAGAGAAGCGTTGGGCAGAGCGCAATTCCCTAAACAACCCACGTGGAGCAGGGTGCGAAGCGTGGGGGATAAAGATCACCTGCAAAAACATATAAAAATACGCTTGAGCAAGCGGAAAAAGCTCAAACAAAAAACAAAAAACAAAATTATTCATGTTCCAATTATACAGTATGCGGTGATTGCCACTGTGGTGGTCGGTTTGAGTTGGACTGTGGTGCTTCACTAGCTAGCTGTTCTACATGTGAAAATAACCATCAAATGAATAAAAAATTTACATGTTATGTATGTACAAAAACACAAAATTGCTGCGTTATGCAATCACAAGATCAGGAAATGGAAATTCCAGCTGAGACTCATCAAACCGTGACCTTTCATGATGCTCAAGATGGAGAAAAGGATGGTTTTTCTGTAGATTACGATGATTTAGTGGCCGCTGATTCAGCGGAATCGGCCTCATTAGCGGATTTTTTGTCTCGTCCTGTGCGAATTTCAAGCTTCACGTGGTTAGAATCTCAGGCTATTGGTACAACAGTATCATTGAATCCTTGGAATCTGTTTTTCAACAACGCAAATGTGAAATTTCGAACCAACAATTTCGGTTTTATTCGGTGCAATTTGAAAGTCAAAGTTATGATTAACGCGTCACCATTTTATTATGGTCTTATGCGTATGGCATATCAACCTTTGCCAACATTCACACCGTCCACTTACGTTGCTGACACAGCTTTCAAGTATTTCATACCCTTGTCGCAGAGACCAGGCATATGGTTGAAACCACAGGTGAATGCTGGGGGCGAAATGATTTTACCATTCTTTTACCAGAAAAATTGGTTGGAGCTTCAGAATGCTGCGGATTTCACAGATATGGGCAGGTTAGATTTCATCAATTATACACAATTAGATAGTGCAAATGGTGCTATTGGCACTGGAGTGTCCATACAAGTGTACGCATGGGCTGAAGATGTGCACATTTCTGGACCTTCC